GTTCGAATTACCCCTGCCTGTGGGCGGCTTGGTAGTACCTTGACAGGGGGGATATGCAAGCTGCATTAATGCGTACTGTTTCATTTGCGATCAATGGCAGTCTTCAATGCGAGGTTAAACGCATCATCAAACTCTTTGCCAAACTCTTGGTTGATTGTTTTATCTACGGTTTCGTAGAACTTGAGGCGCTTTTTATATCGTGTCGCTTTTACAAATATCAGTATTGGTTTCAGGCTTGAACCAAATGGAGTTTTGACACGCTTGTATATGCCGGGAAGAATCTTCTTGTTATTTATGAACGCGCCACCAATCATCAGGTTTGGGCCAGCGGCTCCGAATACAGGGTTTATGACGTACTGAAAGCCATAAATGTTTTTTTTAACGCTGCCTCGCTTAAGTCTTTTGATTGTTTTGTCGTTTGCCTTGTTGTAGCCATCCTCACGATATGTTTGCAACACGTTGAGCATTTGAGTGATCTGCCCTCTGTTCATGTTTCCATTGGCATCGATCTCAGCACCTTCGCCTGGCACGGTTCTCCAACCGGCTGGCAATATGCTGGCCCTAATTAGTCGCCACTCCATTGGCTTCAATTCACGGTTGCCACCATCAATGTGCGCAGACGCTGTTGGGAACCTATCGGATGGACCACCATAGCCGTCTTTAAACCACAGCCGTGTTTCCAGCTTTTGTTTTGTCGCACGAATCACGCGCAATGAGTTCAGGAAGAAACGGGTAGGACTGTGAAAACTTGACTCCATCTCTTTCTGCACATTGGTCTTGGCTTTTTCTGTTGTTTTGTTTAAAGCCACAGCCATGGAAAACGGTACTTGACGCGCTGCTTTTTCAAGAGCACTGGCCACTTGTGGAAAGTTGTTTTCAATGCTGATCTTCATGCACTCACCATCACTTCATGCCCACCATGTCGAGCGCAACTTGGTTGAGCACCGCTTGGCGTGTTGGCGCATCTTTTAATCGGCCAATCGCTGCCAGCAGCACTGAGGCCGTGCGTTTGTTTGGGTGCGCTGTGGCCACCAGCCGTGCGCAGCATTGCACGCAGTGGAAGTTGTAGACCCCACTGTGTGGCAGTCGTTTGGATGATTCGCATTGCACGCATTTCACGGTGCCTCTCTTTTAAATTTCTGCATCGATGTGGGCGATTGGCCGCACCAGTTGTCGAAGCGGGTTTGATTGCCTTGGTAAAACATGTTGAACACACCGCACGGGCCATTGCGGTTCTTGGCCACTGAGGCTTTGGCGTAGTGGTCCCACTCTTGGCTCAGCTCGGGCTTGGCCTGCTTTGGGCGGTGGACAAAAATCACCACGTCAGCGTCTTGCTCAATCGCGCCGCTGTCACGTAGGTCGGATAGGTTTGGCATGGCATCTATGCGTTCTTCCACCTTGCGGTTGACCTGTGCCAAGCACACCACCGCAATGTCCAATTCTTTGGCCAAGGTCTTCAAGCCGCGGCTGATTTCTTCAAGCTGGTAGGCGCGTGGTGCGCGTGCATCTAGGCCGGACATCAGGCCGATGTAGTCCACTGCCAGCACGTTCAGGCCGTGCAGGCGCTTGATCGCACGCGCCTTGCTACGCACTTGGTTTATGTTGAGGTTGCCTTGGTCGCTCACGTAAAAGTTGAGCGCCTTCGACTTCTCTGCGCCTTCAAGCACCTTGTCCCACTCAAGGCCATTGCCACGGCTTGGGCGCTTGACAGACGACAGGCTCACGCGGCCCAACATGGCCGTCATACGATCGCGCACCTCGCTGTGTGGCATCTCCATGCTCAGCATGGCCACCGAGTAGTCGCCCGCCATGCCAAGGCCAATGGTCATGCCAAGCGCCGTCTTGCCCATCGATGGCCGCGCACCCACGATCACCAGTTGCCCAGGTCGAAGCCCGCCCTCAAGGATGTTGTCCAAATCTGTCAATCCCGTGGGCCATGCGTTGGTCTTGCCCTCTGCACGCGCCTCAAGCACAGCCATGTGCGTCATCATCGACTCAAACGCGCCAACCCAATCGTCGCGTGGCGCTTCGTCGATCAGCTTCACCAGTTGGCCTTGGGCGCACTCCACACGGTCCTCGATGCTGCGTGTGTGGTCGTTGGCCAGCTCTGTGATTTCGGTGCTCACCTGCAACAGCGCACGGCTCTTGTGGCGCTCAATCACCAGCTCGGCATAACGGCGAATATTGGCCGCGCTTGGCACATATTGCGCGATCTCGTTCAGCTCGGCCAGCGTGACCTTGCCTGTCAGCGCCATGCCAACCGTCAGCACATCGGCCAAGTGGCCGGTGGAGATTTGGCTGCTCAGCTCGGCAAAAATATCGCGGTGCTGGTCAACGTAAAAATGCTCAGCACGCAGCTTGTCGCTGATACGGTCAAAGGCTTGGTTGTCGAGCAGCAATGCGCCCAGCAAACCCATCTCGGCATCGATGCCTGCCAGCGCATCGGCTTCGCGTAAGGTGGTGGCGTTCATGCGGCCACCTTCATTTCCTTGTGAAAGTTGCCAGACAGCACCTTCTCAAAATTCTCAGCCTTCACCAGCCACGCCATGTTGCAGGCAAATTCGGTTTTGCGGCCCATGAGGAAATCGCTTTCGGCCACGTATCCGAAATATCGATCAAACCACGCCACCGCATCGTCTGCCGTTTGCGCATAACGCTCGCCGCTCGACTTCTTGGCCGTCAACACCCATCGCCACCTTTGCGCAAGTGCCTTTGCGTTTTTGCCGCTACGCCAAAGCTCAAGGCGTGGCTTTGGCAGCTCAGGCATGTGCTTGGCAAACAATCCGATGATGACCTCATGCGGACAGTCGGCAATCTTCGGTTCATCCGAAGTTGACGAAGAAGCGTTAGCTTCTTTAATTACCGAAGTAGAAGATGAAGAAGAAGAAGAAGAAGAAGGGGGGGGTTCTATGGCGGGTTGTTTTTCATCAGGTAAGGGGGGTTTTTTATCCCCCGTTACCTTCTTTGGTCTACCCCCCTTTTTACCGTGTTCAGCACCTAAGTGACCAAACTCAGAACCCCCCTCACCTCCATTTGCGCGAACAGTACGAAGATTCTCATCACGCACCATTCGGCGTGAGAAAAACGCCCCTTCGGCTGATACAGAAACGACACCAGCATCTGCCAGCTCGCCACATAGCTTGTCAAACTCTTTGACAGACAAACCCACTAAGCGTGCGATCTGCTGAGACTGCATAGGCTTTGCGTTCACTACCAAATGGCCGTAGGGCTCGCACTCATGCGCAATGCACATCATGTTCACCCACAGACCATGCGCAGCCATTGAGCACGACTGGAGGGCTGCATCTTTGCGCCAGTCCGCTGGGTAAAACTGAAAGGCGGGGCGCTTCATTCAGCACCATCAACTTCATCAGCAAGGCGCAAAAGCTCAGCTGCAACTTTGCGGGCGCGATCAACTGAAAAATAGACAATGCCACCCACATCTTCACCGTAGTCCATCTCAACTTGATTGATCGTTATCTCGTTTTCAACACGATCAATCGTTGTTTCCAGTTCTTTGTTGAGTTTAAATTTTTGCATTTACATCTCCAATAACTCCAAAAAGAAAAGAACAGCGGCAGGCGGGAGTTACGCTTTTCACTTGGGGAGCAACTCCCAAATTAGCCGTGTCCATAAACATCAAGCGCACAAACGCACCTGCTTCAAAGGAATAAACACCGGATGCACCAGACGCTTGCTGACTGAGCACTGTCTGGTATCAAGGCGACGCTCAAGGCGTTGCGCTGCGATCAGGTTGCTCACACGGGCGCTCACTCGGTTGAGGTCGATGCGCTTGTCGTGGATGTGCTCATACAGGTCGCGGATTTCGGTCAGGCTCATGTCTTGAGCGCCGCGCTGGATGCCAACGCGCACCACTTCATAAATCTCGTTCAGCGACTTGGCCATGCCTTTAACACCCACAGCCTTGAGGCTTGCGCTTTGGGTATCAATCGTGTCTACAACTGCGTTCATTCGTCACCCCATAAAAGTTCGATTGGATTTTTTACGCGCTTCATAGCTGCCTCATATAAGGTCATCATGGCCCCAGCTTTGATAGGGTCCATGCACATGTATTTGGCTGGCACGACCTTCAAGCCGCAGGCAGAAATGAGCCTGCAAACGGCTTCAATCTGACCGTCCTTCATACGGCTCACAGTGCTTTCAGATGTGCCAACCAGCGCGGCCACTGGACCTTGGCCAAGCTCTGAAAGGGCGTGCAAAATTTGCCGCTCGTTTTTGCGGGACAAATCAAGCACTGAGGCGCAAACTTCATTCATGAGTTGCACCTCGGTGGGCCAAAGCATTGGTGGCCGTGGTCGCATTCATAAAATGGCAACTCCCCAGAAACCACTCACGAAAGGCCACGGCCATGAACTTAGAAAACGAAATCAGGCAGCTCAAAGCCTCTAACCATGTGCTCACGCACATGCTCAGCGCCGTGTTGGCGCAGCACGAAGCCGAGGGGCTGCTGAATGTGGGTGTCATGCTGGACGCTTTCCGCACGAACATGCTGCGCACCGTGCATGGCAGCAACAACAGCAACACCGTGGGCGACAACCCCCACATGCAGGAGCTGTTGGCTGTGGAGCAGCTGTATCAGCCGGTTTTGGACCAGCTTGGTCACTGGGTGCATGAGGCGAAACGCCAAAGCGGTCTTGACGACCAAAGTCTGGGCGCATGGCCAAAACACGATTGAGCAACTTGTCGATCAGCTTCATTTATGCCACCGCCTTCTCTGCAAGGTCTGGCCAAATTTTTTGCCAATCGTTAGGGCGCAAATCTTTGCGAGTCACCGCGCCATTGGTGGCCAGCTCGATTGCAAAGCAATGCTCAACAGGAACAGCGGGTCGCATCTTCCAGTTGCCAATGGCCGCTGGGGTCACGTTTAGAAGTTGAGCCAAATAAGGTCTACCACCGCGAATTGAGCGGCAGGCCAGATCAACTGGATGTTCAATTTCTGAGAGTTCAGTTTTGTGCATGTGCCAACTCTAACACAACGTGTTAAATATCAACACCATTTAGACCAAATTTCGTGGTCAACTAAAAAATATATGAAAACAGTCGGCGAACGAATAAGACAAGCACGCCTATACAGAAGGCTATCCGGCGAGGAATTGTCAGAAATGGCCGGTTACAAGACTCAATCTGGCATATCAAACCTAGAAAACCGAGCCACAGGCAGGGGCGGCTTTCAGCTTCCAAAGATTGCGCAGGCTTTGGATTTCTCTATTGAGTGGTTTTTAGACGGCCCAGACACTGACGACATGAGCCAGGTCAAGCCCTATGCAGACAATCAGGCACGGAATGTGGTGAATGAAGCCAGCCATTCGGACTTCAACTGGCCATTCATGAGCATTAGTAGGAACGAATGGCAGAGCATTCCCATCGAGACTAGGACCATCATTGAACGGCTTGCCAAATCAATGATCGAGTCCAACGAGGAAGCGCGCAAAGTCGCTTAATTTAAGTCAGTGCAGAGCCGCAGTGCTTGCACTTTGATGCGCCGCGCATCACTAATTCTTTGCAATATTGGCAGGCCACACGGTTTTCGTCGGCCTCATCTTTCACATCTGAGCCAAAGGCCCACGCCAGCGCGACTACCCATCCAATAAATGTCCATCCTAGAAGCAGGTTCAAAGCAAACACGCCATTTGCACGCTTTGAATTGCGCCTTGATGCCACGACTGTGGGGAACAGATACACGAAAATTCCAAAGAAAACCAAGAAAGCTGAATCCATTTTGATTCCTAACATTTAATATTTAGAACATTTTTTATTATTTTATACACATAGTGTTTTAAGGATAGGCTTTTTTTAAAAAATCAAACACAACGTGTTGACACAATCAACACTCCATGTGATACTTGCCCCACACACCGCAAATGCTCGGTGTAGTTGGAGCAAACATGAAGTCACCAGCCAAACAATTCCGCATCAAGGTCAAGACGCCCACGGCCACGACCGTTATCACCGCCATTTGCCCCTCTGCCACCGAGGCATGGGACGCAGCTTGGGGCATCGCCGGTGAACAGCCAGCCAGCATCAGCGTGCAGGTGCTGGCATGAAAAATAACCTGATCGATTATTCAGATCGACTGGTTTGGGCGATGGCTCAAGCTGATTTCGACACCACGAAGCTCAGCAAGGCGCTTGGACTAAGTTATCAAGCAGTCAAAAAAGTGGAGCAAGGCAAATCAAAGTCGCTCAGTGCATACAACAACCAAATTGCAGCCGATGTACTTGGTGTTAATGCAAGGTGGCTGGCAACAGGCATAGGCATCAGGATAAAAGAATCCTGCTTACTTGATGCAGCGCCTGAGTTGCTTGAATGCTTAATGGATTACGAAGCAAAAACAGAAGCTGAAATTCAAGCTGTTATTGCCAAAGCAATGGGGGCCGAATGACCCGCATCCCCCAACCCCTACTCACCACCGCCAAAGTCGCCCTGCGCACCATTGGCGCAGCCGTGGGCCTGTTTGTTGTCTTGTCTGTGTGGCTCACCCTTGACGCCCTCACCCACATGAACGACCGCCCATTTACCCCGCAATGCGTCCAAGCCACGCAATGCGTGCAGGTGAACCAGTGCATCAAAAGCATCAACGACTACTGCACCGCCACAGGCGACGAAGGGGTGAAGCTATGAAAGCCACAGGCATTTTGTTTTTAAACCGCACACGCCCCACCGCCGGCCTCAATGCCGGTGGCGAGTTTGAGCTGGTGCTCAGCGCCCTGCACCGAATCAGCGCCCGCCAAGCCGAGCTGTGGCAGGTGCGATACATCGGCCAACGTGCCAAAGAGTGGTGGGACGCCTGCGGCGCAGCGCTTGTGCCAGGTCAACCCATCGCAGTCAGCGCCAAAGACATGCGCGTGTATGGCAATGGCCGCCCTGTCATTGAGGCGATTGCTGAGAGCGTGGTGATTGCGCCGCGCAGTTACTTGGATGAGGCAACCGCATGATCGTCTCAATTGACAAACTCCACCGCGAAGCGCAGCAAGCGGCACAAAGGTATCAATCAGCCAACGAAGCCTGCCCATATCCGTTTGGCACAGAAGCCGCCAACGTGTTTTGCGCGTTCTTTTATGCCATCAAAAAAGCCGATGCGCTCGTTCCAGCCATCGAGGCAGAGCTGATTGCCGAAGGGGTGCTGGCATGACACCCACACTCAACGCCGCCTACCTGTTCGTCAGCACCTTTGTGCTGGTGTTCAGCCTTGGCTTGCAAAGCCAGTTCGTCAACGGCGGGCACTTTGTGTCTGCATTCATCAACTCGCTGGCCATCGGCTCTGCCAACTTGGTGCTGTTCAAGCTGGCCCCCGAAGCCAGCGGCGCAGAAATAGCGGGCTACTTGACGGGCGGGCCATTCGGCATTGTGGCCAGCATGTACGCATTCAGACGATTAAAAGGGAACCAACCATGAACCAAACCAACACCCACGGCCTGCGCAAACCGCGCCGCCCTAAATACCAACTGTCGCCCGACACCATGCTTATTGCCATGCGCGGGGCCAGCAAGCTCAGCATCGACGAAGTGGCGCAAATCACCGCGCCCATCACCGCTGCGTTTGTCAAACTTCGCCGCGCACAGGCCACCACGCTCGATTGGTCGGTGCTGGCTGGCAGCATCACACTAGCATTGCGCATCGAGGCGCAGGGCGTGGTGCGCGGGCTGGACGAGCACCTGCAAAGCGCCGCCGCCGCGCTGCAAAAAGTACACGACCGCGCCATGCTCTCTGGCCAGTGGCGCACCACCTGCCTGTATGCCGCAGAGCTGGAAGCCATCGACACAGGCCTTGACCTGCACCGCTACCAGCTAGAGCAACTCAGCCAGCGTGAGCTAGTGCGTGCGCTTGAATCAGCCGAGGGTGATGTGCGCAGCAATGGCGGCTTGGTGGTGAATCGGCGGGAGCTTGAGATGGGGGTGGCGGCATGACTATGAAAAACGCACCAGAAAAGATTTATGGATGGATTAACACACAGTTGAGTGTGGCTCGATATTACGGCGGATGCTCATACAACGGCCATTCATACTTAATTGACATGCAAGACCCAGAAAAGCCGCTGGTTCGACGGGATGTGCTGACTGCTGAGCTAAAAGCCAAAAAAGCAGCAGAGAAGGATAAAAAGACAACAGCCAACAAAGTCACTATGTTGGATTTGTTTGGAGGTGTGCATCATGACCATGAACGCATTTGACCCCGCATACGTGCAAACCCACATGCCCGAGTTCATGGCCAACTTTCGCCGCGAAAGCCACGCCATCACCGAAGGCAAAAAAGCCGCTGCACGCCCACGCAAAACCCGCGAATCAGCTGGCCAGCAGCAAGCCGCGCCGTTGAGCAGCTTTCCAAAAACAAAGAAAGCCAGCATCAACCTTGAGCCGCGCCAGTACTACACATTCAGCAAGGCAGGCGCCAAATGATCGTGCGCGAACAACTCAAATATCTGCTTGAGGCCCATTCAGACGGCCTCACCATCCCGCAAATGATGGAGCGCACCGGTAAGCCCAACGCGCACCTGTTTCGGGTTCTGCACGAAAACAAGGGCTTCTACATTGCCGATTGGCTAAAGAGCAACGGCAAAGGCCCGCGCCCCGCCCTGTGGAAGTGGTCAGACACACCGCAGCGCAACAAGCCAAAGCCATACGTGGGCAACACCAAAGCCAAGCGGCCAGTGGTGAACCTAGTGAGGCCAATGTCTCCACGCGCAATACACACAACCATCCGTGGGCCTTGGCCTTATGAATTGAGGGGTGAGCAATGAAAAAAATAATGCAATGCCTGTTTTACGTGGGAACCATTTTTTACAGCGCAATATCCATTCGTGACGGGGAGCCGCAATTGGCCATGTGGCTTTTGCTAGTTCTTGTATTAACTGAGCTTGACCAGATACACGACACGATCAAAACCAACAAAAGTAAAGGTGATGCATCATGACGCCATGGCTCACAGACCCTGAAATTGACAACCTGTGCGAAGGCCTTGTCAACAACGCCGCGAAAATTCGCTACCTCCGCACCATGGGCCTAACTGTGCATAGCAAGCCAAGTGGACGTCCATTGGTGATGCGCTCGCACGCCGAAGCAGTGCTTTCAGGCGCTCAACAAATGAATGAACCAGCACCCCGCCAAAGTAAGGCTGTGCCAAATATTGCTCAGTTTCGCCAAGCGTTTGGCAAAACACTGAAAGCCGCCTAACATGCAGCCCGTGGGACGCAAGCGCAAATCAACAAACTCTGGCCTTGAGCCCCGTGTTTACATCAAGCACGCGGCGTTTTATTACGTCCACCGCACAGGTAAATGGGAGCGACTAGGTGTAGACCTAGAAGAATCGAATCAACGCGCCCGCCTCTACAACGACCCAGACGGACAGTTTGGCACCATGGTGTACTGGCTCGACATGTTCCTTGTGGACTGCCAACATAGGGTAGATACTGGCTCACTTGCTCAGCGCACGCTTGAAGACTACACATCAGCCATCAAAGGCACTGACAAAAAGCCAGGCGCACTACGCCAATTCTTTGCACCACCCATGACGCCGCTCGATGTCGAACCATCGAACGTGCAAGCCTTTCTAGATGTGAATGCAGAACTAGGCAGGCCAGTGCCCGCCAACAGAGAAAAAGCCGCGCTCAGCAGCTGCATGAGCTGGCTAATTCGCACAGGCAAAGTGCAAGGGCTAGTGGTGAACCCGTGCCTACGTGCCAGCGGCATCAAACGCAACGCTGAAACTAAGCGTGACCGCTACGTGTCGCATGAAGACTACCAAGACATTTGGGCAGTTGCCCACCCGTCGGTGCGCATGATGATGGAGCTCACCTACCGAACACTGCAACGCCCCGAGAGCGACATCATCGGCTGGACCACAGACATATTGCTGACCGAAGGCGGTCAACGCAAACTGCAATTCAAGCAAGGTAAGACAGGCAAGCGCATGAAGATCGCTATTGCTCCCGCGCTTGACAAAATGATTCGTGACAACTTGGGCGATGTGCCCAAGCTGCACCAGCCACTCATTCGCACACGCGATGGCAGCGCCTATACCTATGACGGCCTGAGCGCCATGCTGCGCAGAGCGTTCAAGAAGGCAAACACAGATCGATCAAAGAGAGGCCTGCCGCTCATTCAGAGCTTTGGCTTTCGTGACCTCAAGGGCAAGGGCGCGACAGACATGTGGCAAGAAGGCACACCCATCGAGCAAATCCAACACCTCTGTGGTCACGAAGACAAGAGCACAACCGAGATTTACGTTAAGCAACGCTGGCAAGAGACAGCCATCGCCAACGCTGTGGCCATGTCTAATATCCAGTAGTCCAAGATCGACAAACCGCATAAATGCGTGGCAAAAATGTCCTGTTTCGTATGGTTTTAAAAGACATACAAAGTATAAAAACTCAATGTTTATGCGGCCTAGATGGTTGTTTAGAGGCCGGACTGTTAATCCGTAGGTCCCTGGTTCGAGCCCAGGTCGAGGAGCCAATGAATACGGGCCTTGCAGCGATGCAAGGCCCTTTTTCTTTGCCTGCTTATTAGACGTTTTATTAGACACTGTCTAATATCCAGTAGTTTCGAAAAATTACACGCTTGTAATTTGTAATACTTTAATTTACACAATACGCCATTTGGTGTATATTTTTAACCAGCACTTGTTTTGTGCTGACTGCGATGGCGTCCAATAAAACTGGCGGCTCGGGTGTGGGGCCACAAGCCCACTGGTCCCGAAGGGTGCGCCAGAACGCCAACGCGCCCGAGCTTCCACCCGATTGGCGTTGGGTGTTGGCCTGTATCAAAGCACCCACGGAGGCCATGAACATGGCAAACATCTATACGTACCCGTCCAACAGGAAAAGCACGCGCCGCGATCAATCACAGCGCCGGACCATTGGCGCGAAGATCATCAAGCTATTGCAATTTAAGGCGCAGAAAATTGCACACCTGCAAGATCAAGAACGCCACGCGCACCAAATCAAGATGCAGCGCGGCGCGATTGAGCAGTCAGAAAGCATCATTCACCAGCTGAGGTATGAACTGGCAAAGATGATTCAGCGGCTATGATTTTGGCGGCTCAAAGAACGACTGACGGAACGGCATCCATTTGCCCATGAACTGCCTGATGTTTTCTTTGGTGATGGTCAAACGTGTGCCATTTACAAATTGAAATACCGTAGGCTTGAACGTTTCACCTTGAAGCTGATAGGCTACGATGACGGCGAGGATGCCATTTTGGTCATCACGAGTAGCTGAACACATGACACCATCAAACACAACGCCGACCATCTTTAGGTCTGGCTTGACATAAGACGCAGCAACCTCTTTGGCAGTGTAGTCAGCGCAGAATTCAGCAGTCCAGCCAAATTTGTCTAAATACTGCTTACCATTAGGAACATCAGTTAAGAAGTCAGAAACTTGCGAAGGCGAATAGACATGGGATTTAACATCAGCACCATCATTGTCAACCCACGTTGCCTCGATAGCTTCGGCGTTGTCATATTTGATTACTTGTTTCAAGATCATGATGATGCACCTTTGACGATGGTGTAATTTATAACTACCGCCTCTGAACGAGACACGGAATCAATATTCTTTACAGATATTGTGAAGCCTCCAGCCGTTTGGATATTTGCCCACAAGTTATAAGCATAGTTTGTGAATGATCCAGATCCCAAGGTTAAGACCAGTACATCACCAATGCTCGCTAATGAGTTAGTCACGTTAAATTGAACAATAGCGCCGGAAGCCAAAGCCGCGTTGTTCATCGTGATTTGACCACTAGGCTTATTCAACGTAACAGCAGTTGACTTAGACGTTGCCTGAGTAACAGTGCCACCAGAGCCAGCTTGATAACCCATGCCAGAAGCAAACAAAGCAGCCTGCGCCTCTGCCACGTTGCCCGTCATCCCCAAAAGCCCCGTCAAATAATCCCACAACTTGCCAAAACCAGCTTTGGCCTCTGCGTTGGTGGGTGTGCCAGCTATTTCATTTCTGGTGGGTGGTGTTGCCATTTTCTTTTCCTCTTAGTAAGCCTGAATGACCACGTCAACTTTGCCGATGACGGGTGTTGCGGATGAATTGACAACTTGCACCAAAGGCCCAAGCGTCGCGTTTTTGTCGAGCACCAGCGCTGTGATGCCGCCGTGCCCCTCTGACTGCACTGTGATCTGCACGTTTTTCACAGCGTGAACCGTTTGGCCAAGTGTCAAGCGTGTGCCAGTGCTGGCGATGGCCACATCGTCTAATCGAATAGTGATGTCCGGCACATCTAGCACCGCTGACAAGGTAATGAGCTTATCCACGCCCACACCGCCGTTGGTAGTTATGCGAAATTGAATCTCGCCAACGGCGGCGTCCACATTCAACTCGCCTGGCCACACCAGCCAGCCGGTGTCGTTGCCATAAAACAAAGCGCCGTCTGGGATGTAAAAATAATCGGCGTTTGCGTCATAAAACGCGTCGTTGCTGTTGCGCTTGTATTCGATCAAATAGTTAGAGCACTCAAACGAATAAACGAGCTTGAGCAGCCCTTCGCTTGGCGGTGTGACTGAAAACTCATAACCCATGGGCTTGGATGCCGACGCGTCATAAAACAGCGCTGTGTCGCTGCCATAAAACGGCTGATCGTCTTGGCCATAAAACAAATCACTTGTGCTGGCCACCAGCTGGCCAGACGACACCGACGCATTGGTTTTTGTGCCCGTCCACGCGGTATGCTGCGGCCACTCCAGCAGCAGGTTGTCCACAATGGTGTCGCCCAAGTTCATGGTGATGACGGCGGCGTTTTCGCTTTCGTTGCCTGTGGTGTCTACCGCTTTAATCAGCAGCGTCACCAAGCCAGATGGTCGATTGACCAAGGCATACGGCATCTCTGTCACCACGCCCGAGTGCAGCGCCGTGGCGTTGCCCCACCAAGTGTTTTGGCCGTAGTTGAACTTGATGATGTAACCCGCCAAGTCCACGTTGGTAACAGGCGACCAGCTCAGGGTCGAGCCATCCACAGAAAAATTCACCACATCATCAGGCTTGCTGCGCAGGCCCGTCACGGTGTAGCTGACACGGCGCGATGTGCCGCGCATGTTCAAGTCGCCAAATGGGATGAGCTCTAAATTCCAAGTTTCATCCAATCCGCCAAGCCATGTGAATGACGCGCCCGTTGTCGTGCCAAGCAATTCCAATGGCGCACCACCGATGGAGCCCCACACCTGCGTGTGGTCTGCTTTGGCATCCAACTCAAACTGCACAGTCAGGTCGGTGGAGAAGGTGTTACCTTGGCGCTTCAACACCTCGCGCACCAGCGCACTGGTGACGGTGGGCAGCTTAATCAGGCTTCGGTTTGGCGGCGGCGTGTATGCACCATTCAGCACATAAGACCAAAACTCATCAGGCAGCGGCGTGACGGTGACCTTGGCCCCGCCTTGGTTGTCGGACGGCTCAATTTTGGTGACCACCACTTTTTGGCCAGGTGTGGCCTTGAAGTCGTAAATCCAAAGCGCGTCCATGGGCTGACCGTTTGCACCGGGCAAAGGCACACCACTTGGCCATGTGCCCACCAGCGTCACGGCGCGTGCGCTGCCTGTGAATGCGGCCACCGTAAAAATTCGGTATTGCGACTCACCCACCAAGCGCAGACCGATGTAGGCACTGCCCGATGCGGGTGCAGGGATGGAGTCATCCAAGGTAAGTGTGACCGTGCCAGACGCGTTGACCGCGCTCTGCACGCGCCCGCTGTAGCCCCATTGCGTCATGTCGTGGCTGAGTGCCAGCACCGTGCCGCGCTTGTAGGTTAAAAATTCAAGGTCTTGGTCGAACGTGATCGACTTGCCCATGTAGATGTTTTGTGCCATGGCATGACGCGCCAAAATGGCAGCATGCGCCTCGCTGGTGATGCCCATGTTGGACAGCCGTGCCGTATTAGTGGGCACAGACACCGCTGGGCTTTGCACGCGCAGGCTGTTCCACTGGTGGTTGGCATCTTCATCAAAAAAGCCATATTCGATTTCGTCAGCACGGTCGCCAGCGGCATAGGCCACGCTGAATGATCGGGCCTTGATATTGCCCATGTTGATGACGCCCTCGACAGGCGCATCATCTGCCACCCACTGCACACCCAGCTTGCCACCGGCCCAGCTGATCGAGCCCATACCTGCGTAGGCAATGGCCTCAAGCAAGTCGCCAATGCTCATGGTTTGCTGGATGACCGCATCAAACTTGAAACCCTTGGCCGCGCACCACACCATGAACGCTTTGAGCGAATCGATGTCGATGCGTGAATCAGCCCAGCCCAAGCCCGCAATGAGCTTGCTGTTTTCATCGTAGATGCCACGGGCCAGCTGCAATATTTGGGCGCTAGGGTTGCTCAGGCCGTTGGCCTTGGTGGTGGCCGTGGTCCATGCGCTTCCGTTCCAGTAGGGCATGGGCCGCGCGGTAGCCATCCAGTTAAACTGGTCAAGGCTACCCGTCAGCTGGCCACTGGCTTTGATGGTGAGTGCCACCAACGATTGGCCGGGGTAAGTGGCGAGGTCAGGCTGGAACGACTTGAGCTGCGTCCACGTGACCACATTGGATGCCGTGGTGGATGTTTCGTTTTTGGTAACCTTGCGCAGGCGCACGTCATATTGGCCCTTGGCCACATCCATGGTGATGCCGATGCGCAGAGGTTTTGTGCTGGCATTTCTGTAGATGGGCTTGCCATTTGGGTAAAGAACAGTTCTCCACGAATAAACAGGAACCTCGTATGGCAAAACTAAACCTTCACCTGCGTCGTTATATTCGATAGTTGTCCCGCTTTGGTATTGCTCTTGGTAAGTCGCCCCTGTGGGCACACCTAACCACACACCAGAGCCAGCCACGGCATACTCCACCTCTAGGTCAACCGCGCGTGACTCATACGCGCCTGAGCTTGAGTTGACAGCAAACAGCGACATCTCAAGGTCAATGCCAATTTTGGTGGTGTCTGTGCTGGTGGTGCGCACCACCCAGCTGGATGTGCCTGTGCCGTTGGGCGTATCAAGCAAAGCACCTGCAATGGTATCCACACTGTTAGCTGGCAAGTCGGATGGCCACGATGTTTCTGGCAGGCCCTTGGCGCGAACGGTCACCCCCTCATAGGCGCTGAGCAGGGTTTGACCAATGCGTAGGGTGTCCACTTTTTGCAGGTTGATGCCGCCGTGGAACACTTGGGTGAGGTATTGGTCTTCGCCGCTGAAATAAGTCCAAGGCTGGCCAGCCAAGTCTGGCACCACATAGGGCTGGCCCAACACCAAGCTCATGGGCTCCCACAGGCGTGAGCTGTTGCGGCCACCGCTTAGGCTGTAGGTGGGAATGGAATCATTGCTGGCCGCTTGCATCATTGATGGCAGGCTTGGCGGCAGCACCTTGTTGATAATCATTGAGCCAGCCACAACAACACCAGCCGTAATCAATGCAGCTGTTGTACCGGTTTGGTTGAAATATATTGCCACCTCTGGCGCAAAAACAAACAACGCAATGGTCGCCGCAATACGCAGGGTGTCGTTGTCATGCACCGCCCGCCGACACTCAATCACCACCCCATGCTTGACGCGCGTGCGCCCCCACATGAGCGCAGGCACTTGGCAGCCATCGAGCTCAACAATCCAACCATCATCCACACCCGCGCTGAACAGCACGGAGGCGAGGCTTTCGCCATCGGCCATCATCACGGCCACACTGGTTTGTCCATGCAGTGTGAGCGGGTGCGGCGTGACCACCAAACGCGCAAGGCGGTCAATGGGCTGGGCGGCTGTGTGGCGCATTATTTCCATTCGTAAAAACCTTCGATGCGCTGGCCTCGCCATGCGAAGTCGCGCAAGTTATTCAAAGCCACACCACCCATGGGGCGGCTGTTGTGCAGCACCCACCACTGGCCGTTGTGGTCTAGCACCACGCCGATGTGCCACAGCTCGCCCGCTTCGCTGGGGCCCACCAGCAGCACCGCGCAGCCATGCACGGGCTCTTTGATTTGGGTGGCCAGCTCGTCACGCGCAGCGCGTATTTGTGCGCCCTGCCCCATGCGGCCTTGGGCGTGTGCCATGTGGCGCACGGGCAGCTGCAGGTCGCGGCCAAATACCTCTGCCTGCACTTTGAGGTAGAGGTGGGCACAGTCAAACTCTCCGTCAACATAGGGCAGGCCCACGTAGGTTTGCGCCTGCTTAAAGTCGGCGGCGTGGTTGCGGGCGGCTTGGGCGGCTGTCATCGTTTAACCTGCAAACAGGGCGGGCGCAGTGGCGGGGTCAAAGCGCAGGCGCACCGCGCTTTGGCGCATGGCGTCGTCTAGGCCGAAGCTGCAACTGACCACCGTGGGTGTGACGTTGATCGATGTGAGCTGGCCGATGAACTCAAAATCCACCACCGAAGGCGTGGCACGGCTCACCACACGGATGGTGGCGGTGAGCGATGCACCCACGGGCAAACCTTCTAGCAGGCCAGTGAGGGCGCGGCCCACGTTGTCGAGCTGCAAGGTGGCGCGTGGGTTTTCTTTTTGGGCCTGTGTGGGCAGCTTGAGGCGAAACGGCAGGCCCACATAGGTGTCAGCGCCAATCGTCCAATCGCGGGTGTCGTTGACCACATGCAGTGGGTTAGCAAAGATGGCATGGTCGATCAGCAGCAACTCAAGGATGCCTTGGTTGTCACTGATGCTTTGCAGCGCGGTGGTGGTGGTGGCGCTGACCATCAGTAGGCGCTCCGCAGGTATTCGAGCTGCAAGCTGCGCTCAGCAAACGTCCACGCATTGCTGCCAGGCTTGAGTGCGCCAAGGTTGCCGCCCACGATGCGGGCCTGCACAGCGGTGCTGGTGCGCGGGTTGGTCCAAGTGAACCAATCTGTGCCGCCGCCAATTTGGCTGTAGACCCAAGTTTCAAAATCGGTGGCGTTGGCCTTGGTGCGGAAATACAGGGTAACGGGCACGGTCACCATGGTGTCGCTGGCCATGCGGCGTTGCTTGGGCACGCCGCGCTCCATCTCTGAGCGCAGTACCACCGAGGCGGGCTGCTCTGCTGTGTCGGACCACCGTATGCCCACGTAGCTTGGAAAAGTAGCCATGTTATGCCCCCGCCGTGCGCAAACCGTAGCGCGATTCCATGGCGCGTGGCATTGAGCCCACGCCGTTAAACACATCGTCGGCCATGGAGTTTTTCACCATATCGACCAACACCGTCAAACCGCCCTGCCCGTCAGTCTGTGCAGACACTTGGGCCTGCGAGTTGTTGTTGATGATCTGCACATTGATGTTGGAGCCACCGCCACCCTTCATGGTGACGGGGATGGTGCGACCATCGGGCAGTGGCACGTAGGCCTCATTCATGCGGCCTTCGCCAAATATTGAAATTTGAGGGCTGGTTGCAATGCCGCCATTGGCGTATTTGTTGAGCTGCATCGGTCCCATATCTGTCATGACGTTACCGTTTGCAGACTTTGTAAAACCAGATGTGTTGATGTCGCTTTCAAACTGACCAGTGCTTGAGCTGCTTGTAAACATTGCACTCATCGACTTTGCCAGCGGCCCCGTGATGCTTTGCTGAATTTGAATGCGAATGAGGTCAGACACGATGGAGTCTGCCAGCGACTTGAAATCGAGCTTGCCAGTTTTGACAAAGTTCACCATGGCATCTTCCATGCCACGGAAAGCGTTTTGCACGGCGTTGCGGGTGTTTTCTCCCATGCGTTCGGCGCTGCGCCAATAGTCTTTCATGCCTTCGCTCAGGCCGCGCAGGGCGTCGTATTGTTTGTCGTATTCGTTGGCGGCTTGTTTGGCGTACTGGATGCGAGTTTCTTGCGCTTGGCGCTCGATCTCATACATCATGGTGGCGGCCTCAAACGCATCAAGATTTTCTTTTTTGACCTTGCGCTGAATCTCGATTTCTTGCTCGCGCACCTTATTGGTCAGCTCAAATTCAAAGCGAAGCCGCGCTTGTTCTTCGGCGGTCTTGCCAATGAGCGACACCTCAAACTGCATGTCACGCGCTTTGTCTGCAAAGGGCTTGACCGTGCTTTTCCACGCCTCCTCTACGGTCACGCGGCGTTTTTCTTGGTCGATCAATTCGGCCAGTGACAACGCCTCGTTCTTTTGCGACTGCGTGAACTTCTCGCTGCTTAGGGCCAGTTGACGCTTGACCTCATCGGTCTTGGTGATCGTGCCGTTAAGCGCCGCGTATTGCGTTTGGAGGTTGTTCAGGAAGTTGGCAGAGAAGTCGCCGTTGTTGTTGGCGGCGGCGCTGCCAATGCTTGGGGCACTAGATTTTGATGAACTGCCAGAGCCACCCTTGGCTTCGGCCTTGCTCGGGTTCATGATGCGGGCGTCGCCTTCATCCAGCTCTTTGCGGGCTGCAATGGCGTCTTCCTTCATCATCTTGCCGATGCGGCTGAAACCCTCAAAGTCGCCAGTGCCAAGTGCCACCAGCTGTGCAGCAATACCGCCAATCTCGTTGCCGGTTTGCTTGAACACATAGGTCACGTTGCGCGCCAAAACCGCGATGGTTTCCAGCGCGGTGCGCAGGCCAGAGCCAACGCTCTCAGCCAAGCTGTTGGAGCCGTCCTTGGTGCTTAAAAATTCTTCCATCAGTTGGTTGATGGTGGGGATGACCTGCCCTGCAATGACAGTCATTGAGGCTTCGGCGGTGAGGCCAATTTTCTTGAGGTTGTCGTTGAACTCAGCCGCAGCCGCAGCCGCTTCGCCAGAGAAAATTACACCCATGCGCTGACCTTCTTCGGTCATACGTGCCAAGCCATCCGCGCCTTGGTTCAGCAGCGGAATCATGTCCTCACCGGCTTTGCCAAACACTTTTTGCGCGAGGGCCGATTTGTTGGCTCCGTCTGCATAGCCTTCAAATTTGGTAGCCACATCGGCCAATATCTTGTCGGTGTCGCGCACTTGGCCGTTGGCGTCTTTCACGCTCACACCCAGCTTGGCAAAAAGCTCGGTTTGTTCTTTGCTGCCGCCGGCGGCTTCGCTGATGTTGACGCTGAATTTCTTTAAGCCATTGGCCAGTTGCTCAAACGATGTGCCACTGGCCTCGCCTGCGTAGCGCAGAGCACTGAGGCTTTCGACAGAGATGCCAGATTTTTCGCTCAGGTCGTCCAAGCGGTCGAGCATGTCCACCGCACCTTTGAGGGCTTGGGCTGAAAACGCCGCCGCAATGGCCGCGCTGATGGTCGGGAAGTAGCCAGCCAAGGTGGAGGCAGACTGGCCCAAGCCTGCCAGGTTCTTTTTGGCAGACTCTATGGCGGCCTTGGTTTGGTCGCTTGCCGATATGACAATTTTTGCTTCTGCCACTGTTCGCCCTTTTTTACGCCACTTGTTTACGCCATTGGCGTAATGTTTCTTGTTCCATCACTTGCACGGCTTGCATCACTTCTTGCCACTCCGCCCTTGGCACACGCTCAGCGCGCAGGAAAAGCTCCAACGCCTCCATGCGCAAACCTATCGGGCCATTCATTCCCATGGTCCACTGCGTGGCCATTTGGCGAAATAGCAAAAACGGTGTCACGTTTTCTGGCCACACATCCAAGCCATCGGGCTCTTGTGGGCCTTCTAGCTTGAGTCCGAAGGCTGCAAGCGCTTGTTCTTTTTCGTCTTTGTCCTCAAAGCCGTTGACAAGCCTGCTTGCAGCCTCAATCAGTTTTTTCGTTTTGCTTCTCTCAATTCGCGCAAATACGTTGTGAAAAACTCACCATTTGAGGCTGGGTAGTTCTCTAGCAAGTCGCGCAGAGCGCTAGTGCTGAAAGGAACATCCTCACCGTTGTCATCTTGCACACCAGACCAACCAACCAACACCTCAGATAAAAGGGTTGTGTCGTCTTTTGCTCCTGCATTTTTCATCCAGGCATCAATGGCTGTTTTGTTTTTGTGTTTGAACGTGACGCGCAGCTCGACGGGCTCAGGAATACCGGCCACGCTCAGTGGCACAGCGCATTCAAAAGTCGGATTTGGGTTGAGTTTGAACATGGGTTAATTACTTGCAGTAGATGATGAGGTCGTCGTTACCGGCCACAGGCACAGAGCGCAGGTCGAAGCCAATCAGGCGGCGACCGTTGGCGTCTGTCTTGCTGGGGTTAATCAACTGCGTAGCGGCCATGTACACACCCACGATGGAGCCAGCGGCTGTGCCGTGCTCAAGGCTCATGCTTTGGGTGGTGTTGGCCAAGACGCTACCCATGAAGGTGACTTCTTGCGCGGCAGTCAGGTCGAGCGCGATGCTGCCTGTGACGGTGCGTGATGTGATGTCGATGTACTCACCACCCAACAATGGGGTGTATTGCACGCCGTTGCCCAAGTCGAGCTGCAAGCCCTGCGAGGTGTAGCTGGTGCCACCTGTGACCACACCGGCGGCGTAGCTGCTGCCAAACTTTACGTCGCCTGTGTTGGGGTCGGTCACGACAATGGGTTGCTTCCATGCGGTGAGCGTGGTGGTGGGGTTGGCCGCAGAGGTGACGCCGCCGTATTTGCCGGTGATGCTGAACGCCAAAGCGGGACGCTCACCAATGCCCAAGGCGATTTTGACTGTGCCCTTAGCGCCCAACATCTTGTGCAACACGCCATCGTCGTAGTAGTAGATGGTGGCTGATTTTTGGTTGCTTGGGGTATCGGGTGCGTATTGCTTGTAGGCGGCTGCACCTGTTTCTGCAAAGCCACACGCGCGGAGCAATTCGCCCCAAGGCGCTGCTGTGCCAGCCGTGCCGCTGCCTGCCAGTTCAACGGTGAAGTCGAGCGTGACGTAGGCCGTGCCCACCAGTTGCTCACCCGAACCATAGTAGTTGCGAATCACATCGCGGTCCACGTTTTGCGCATTGAGCGCATTGATGGTGACATTGCTAATCAGCACAGCATTGGCCGCGCCTGTGGGCACTGCATCAGTGCCTTCGGTGGTTTCGATTTTTGCCAGTAAGGCAGAGTTACGGGTATAGCGGGCCATGAGTTACTCCAAAGTGAGGTGTTGTGTGCGGTGCTTGACGATGTAGGTGAGCTGGGCGCAGCCCATGCGGTCACCGTCTACGTCATAGTCAAAATTGACAGAAATGAATTGGCAGTCGGCTACCAATGCGCCCAGCGTTGGGTCAGCGGCCAAGCGTGCGTAGGTGGATTGCATGATGGCGTCCACCGCCAAATCGGGGGCCAGTGTGGCGCTGCGTGCGTAGCACTCGACCACCACAGTGGTGTCAGCATTGACGGGGGCGCCCATGATGGCGAGGCGGTCAAGCTGCGAGTCTTGCAGGCGCACCACCACGGCATCGGGCCACTCTTGGGCTGTGGGCCGCATACGGGCGCGGTGAATTTGGGTTGATACGGGTGTGTCAGCGCTCAAGGCGCTGACCATGGCCGAAACCACATTGGCAAAAGCGGTGGTCATGCTGCCACCTCCAACAGTAGCTGGCTGACGCCAGTGCCATCGGGCTGGTGTACGGCGACCCTGTAGGTGTTGCCGTTCACCACTGCGCTTTTGCCAATGGGGTTGGCTGGCACATCAGCCGTGCTCAGGGTGAGCATGGGCTGAGTGCCAGACATACCAAAGGGGCCAACAGAGCCCAGCTCGTAGTTGTTGTCGAAGATGGCCTTCACGGGCGCACCATCCAACGTGGTGGCAACTGCAAAGTCGTCCACGTTGAAAAACGGGGTGAGGTCTTCGGGAAACGCCATGGGAGCTGGGTCTGTTGGTGTTTGGTGCTTAGCCCGTGATGGCGTCAACCATCGTGGCAAAGGACTCGACATTGCGCAGGGCCATGTCAACGTCTTGCAATGCGATCACGCGCACTGTGCCAGATGTAGAACCAGCGTATGGGTCAACCATCAAATCAAGGCCAGACCACAAACCGATCACGAGGTCTGCAAAGTTGCCGAAGGCGATTGCAGACAAGTTGGCGCCAGTGCCCTTTGTCAAGTTTGAAGGCATTGCGTTGGTCACTGCTGTGCGGTAGCCGTTGAGCGGCTCAGCGCCGTTTTGCCACACGCGCTCAGTGCCGCCTGTGCCGTTGACAAACGACTTCTTGAGCTTGCCGCGCACTTTGGCGTTGGTCAGGTAGCCCAATGTGCCGATGTCCGCGTTGGCCACAGAGACGTTGGTTTCGAGGTCAACGATGTGGTCCCAAGTTGGAGCCAAGCCGTTAGTGCCGCCAACCACAGATGGTGTGACTTGGTTCAGCAAGCCATTCAAGCGGCCTGTGGTGTTGGGGCCGGTGAAAACGTCTTGCTGGATGCCCAAGCCAACGGTCTTGGCCAAGTCGTTCATGACGAACTGCTCAACTTCGATGCTTGACTGCAAGAACATGCGGCGAGTGAAATCGGTGTAAGCGCCGATGGTCTTTGGAGACATGCTCACTTGGCCAATGGTTTGTTGCGACTCTGTGGGCGCAGCGCCTTCGATCACCCAATAAGCGGTGGCCGAACCTGTTTGCTTAGGAATGGCGATGTTGCCAACCAAGCCAGGCAAATAGATCGCGCCCATTTTGTCGATGACCATGGCGTTGCGCAACAACTCAATGAAGCTGCCAGCCAGCAAGTTAGTGGCCACTGTGTTGCCGCCTGCTGTGGGCGTGCCCACGTTCAAATCGCGGCGCTGCACTTCTGGCGGCACAAAAAGGCCTTGAGCGGCTTTGCCAGACTTCTTGGCGTATTCGTCAGAGCACTCGCGCTCAAACGCGGCGGCGCGTTGTGCGGCGGTGTCTGTTGGGTTTGTCAAAGCATTCAGGGCGCGAAGCACGCTGTATTGCTTTGTCTCTTTGGTGTTCATGCCGATGTCAGCATTTGGCACTGGCAAGCTGGACATGTGGCGGATGGCTTCCTTTTGGAATTCTTCCGTGGTGTGGCCAGCCTGAATTGACTTCATGGCGAGGTCTGCACCGCCAGGGATGGTGGCTGCGATTTTGGTGATTTCGGCGGCGTGGTTACGCTGCTCTACGACTTGGACTGGCTCAGTCATGATGGTTTCCTTCGGTTTTGGTTTGTTGATTTGTTGGCGGCTTTCGTCGGTTGACGGAAGCACGGCCACGGGCTCGGCGGCTGGGTCGTCTTCGGGTTCTTCACCGGCTTCGGTTTCGACCTCGATTTCTACCGTCACGCACACACCCTTTTGCTCGGTGCTTTGGGTTTCAAGGCTGCGGCCCACGCCAACGCTTGCGTCAGCAGGCACGCTCACCAGCGAAACCTCGTAAGGTTCAAAGTCAGTCACGCGGTAGGTTTCCACACCATCTTTCGTGCTTTCTAAGACTGCCTCATGAATCATGTAGCCGAACGACACGTTGCGGCGGATGCCGCCCAGCACGTCTTGCCACACTTCCTCTGCGCGGGCGCTTTTCCCAAAACGCACCGTGGCACGGGCAACCCTGTCCGCACCTATCTCAACAGATTCGACGACACCCACTACGTCACGCACATCGTGGTCACACAGCAGGTTTGCACCACTGCGCAGGCGACCTTGGCGCATACTTTGTGGTGCGATGTTCAATACTTCAATGCCCCACCAGCGCTCATATGGCGTTTCGCTGGCAAAGGCCAACGTGGCGGTGCGTGCCGATTCATCGACGGCGGCACGGTCAACCAACAGCGCACGCTCGAGCTTGCCACCCGTCTTGGCGAGGTGGCCGCGCAAGGTGTCTGGCACAAGTTGTTTGGTGTGTGTTTGGGTCATAGGTGGTTACTTTCGCAAAATGGCTTGGAAATGTTCAGCGAGGATTTCAGTTTTTTACACACCCAAGAACAGCAGATCGGTGTCGCGCTTTTTGCGCGTGCGCTGTGCTGGCACAGGGTGGAATGGGACGAAGTGCCACGCGGGGCGGCCACGGCGCTTGCCCTTGGTTTTGCCAGCGGGGCTTTGGCCATCGGTGACTTGGCCCCATGTGTTTTTCCACGTGGCCAGCCAACTCTTGGCCCATGCTGACTTGCGCATACTCATGGAGCCACCTCTGTGGCAGGGCCCCATTCGTCACCCTCTGCGCCTGTGCCATCCACGGGCACGTCGTTGACGTACTTGATGTTGGCTTTGAGCGTTGCGGCCAGAATGTCAGCCACGATGGCGGCTTGCAATCCTGCTGACTCAGCGGTAGCTGGTGATCCCAAGATGATGGAGTAGCCGGTAGGGTTGCCACGCACACGGTCATCGGCGCTTGAGCCGTTGTCTGCGTGAATGACGGGGCATGTGATCTTCACCGTGTTGGTCGATGCGTCCGTGAGGAACATTGAGATCGGGTTGCCCGTTGGGATAAGAATCTTTTGGCTGGTGGCGTTGGCTGTGACTGGTGATGTCCATGTCCACACCAGATCAGGCAAATGCTGGATGCGCTGGGTGGCTTGGTACAGCTCAGCGAAGCCAGGCGTGATGATTCCGCCCGTGGTGTTGGTGACAGCCACCTTGTTGCTGGTGTCATCAAACTGGAAGGCATCAGCCAACGCTGAGTTGTAGGACATTTGCCATTGCGGCGTGTTATTTGCACTTACGTGGTAGCGCAGGCCAGCGTTGAGCGTCAAGCTCACATCGGTGTTGAGCGTTAGCGAGTCTTCCCACTCATAGCCAGAGGCACGCACTTGTACGTCGTAAGTGCCAGAGCTGACCAATATGGTGCTGACGTTGCCAGTGCCGCTGATTTCAGTCCAAACGCCATCGCCAAGCACCGTGTGTGGTCGGCTACGCAGGAACCATGTGACACCAAAGCCTTGAGGGTCGAGGCCGGTGACGCTTGCGCGGCTGCCGTTCACATCGGCCACAGGGATTTCGTTAGCCTGCGATTCGATGATGCCTGTGGTGCGCACTTGAGAAACCAAGTCGGTGGTCAGGCCGCGCACAAAGCGAATCGACTCGTCCACGGTGTAGTCTGCCAAGCTCAATGTGCCACCAGTAGACGCGGCCACGATGTTTTGCTCAATGGCAAACGATGCCCACTTGTTGACGAGCGCGTTATACATGCGCTGCGCACTCCATGCGAGCGTACCGCTGGCAGCGGCAATGACCTTGGTTGTTTCGTTGACCGTAATGAGCGCGGCGTCCGTTGCACCCGTGGTGTCGTTGATGTAGTTAGCGTCAACTGCACCGCTTGCGGTGTAAGTGACCAAACCCTTCTTGGCCGTGGCGGCTGTAAACGTCACGGAGTTGGCAAGCCAACCCTTTTGACGGAAATCGGCTGTCCAGTTGATGGTGTTGATGACGTTCTTGGCATCCAAGCTGTCCACAAATGGCAAGAAGCCATCCGTGCTTGGCATAAACGTCGGGTCACGGAAAAAGTTAGACAGTGCCAATGATGCAAATTCAGTGGACTGCACTTGAAAACTTGGGTAGCGTGTCGCCATAGCCGATGGCGTAAAACGCGCCTTTGGCGCATAGCCAACCTTGTCCATCGTGATGACCGGACGGAAACCAATGACGCCAAAAAAACTATCGTTACCGGAGACGGTAGTGCCAGCAGCCCAACGAAATAGACCACCAGCATTCATGGCAGGGTCAACCCAATACCACTTGTTTGACGAGCCGAAGGTGTTTGGGATTGAGGTCAGCGAACCCGTGTAGGTATACGTGTCCATCAAAATATTGGACGTACCGTTGCCGAAGATTGCGCCGCCGTACTTGAAGCCCACCATCTTGCTGTTGTTGCTGGTGTAGCCCATCTGCCAAACCACGTTGGTGGCCGTGCCGTTGACCGTGAAGTTGTTAATCACGGATGCTGGCAAGAAGTAAGCATGAACAGCCACTTGAGCGCCGTTAGGACAGTTCAGCGTCAGCGTTGAGTTACTGATGTTCCAAGTCGAACCGGCCTCTGTGTTTGCAAAGAAAGTGCCAGAGCCACTGGACACGATGTTGTAAACAACAGTGGAGTCTGCAAGGTTGAGCGTCGAGCCACTGCGAAACATAGCCGTGGCGGCAGAGCCATAACCAAGGCCCGTTGTTGGGTTGACTGTGAATAATGTGCCGCCGGTCAGGTTCAGCACACCGCCATTGCCCACTTGCCACTGGTCAGCGTAAGCCGAAGGCGTCCAAGTGATCGTCGCGCGGTTGAATGTGGCAGTGCCATTGATTAGCACGTTTTTCGTGCCGCTCATGTCTTTGAGTTTTGTGCCCGCGCTCAGGGTTGCGCCGGCTGAAACCACCAACTTCATCAATTCGACAGAGGTTGTGCCACTGGCATCAACGGGGTAGCTGCTAAGGCTTGGGAATTGAGCAAGCGCAGCGCTTGAGCAACCCCAAGCCACTAAGTAGTCATATTTTTCGTCGAGCGTAGCGCTGGCAGTGATGGTGGCGGTGTCAGTCGCTGAGTTGCCTGTGATTTTTGACGACAAGGCCAATGCCTCTGCCAGTGTTGCTTTTGTGTTTGTCGGCTCTGCCACTTGGTTGGTCAGGCCGCCGAGTTTCAAGTTCGTGCCATTGCCTGCTGTGCCAAGTGAGTAGGTGTAAGTCGAGTGGTTGCCGCTGATCGGCTTGTAGCCGTAGCACTTGATCGCATAGTCAAACGATGTGTAAAACGCAGTAGGTGTGGCCACGCCATTGCCGGTGGCGCTGTATGTGGCCTGCACAGCTGTGGCTGTGAAGGTTGATTCTTGTGTGTTGACAACAGACGATGCAACCACGCTGTCCACCGAACGACGCAGCACCACGGTGGTGTTGGGCTGCAAGTTGGTGTAGTCGTCCGAAAACTGCATCGTGATCGGCGTTGCACCACCAGGGTGACGCACGACGTTGACAGCGGGCGTGATGGTGTTGGTGAATGTGTAAGTGCCGTTGTTCAGATCATCAATGAATGCGCCTGTGCCCAAGTCGGCCACGATGGTTCGGTTATTGGCAGAAGCACCAAATGACGCCACACCAGATGCGCGGAAAACACCCAAAGGCGAACCCGCGCCGTATTGTGGGAACGACAAAAACTGACCTTGGAAGTCGCCATTGCCCCAGACGATCAGGTTGGCGTTTGAATAATCGGCCTCGTGGATGGTCTTGTAAAGCAGGTGTCGCGTAGGGTTGGACGCCCAATTGCCGCCTGTGCTTGGCGATGCAGCTGAGTGGTAGATGCGTGTGCCGTAGCAGGCATAAGACTTATTGGTGGCGTTTGTGCCTTGAGCGCCAATAAAGAATGACCGGCGCATGGGAGTGCCCAATGCACCACCAAAAAAGAACATATGCGCCGAAGTGCCGCCTGTGCCCCAAATGTTGTAAGCGGGTGAACCACCACCTGCGGGGTAAGTCTCATTTGGGCGAATCGTGCATTCTCGTGACCACACAAACGACTCTTTGCTCACGCCGTCATAGGTCATCAACTTACCAAACACCGACACGCCGCCATTGAACTGGAAGCCTTGAGCCGTAGTGAATTGCAAGTTTTCCTCGTAGAAGCACAGCGATGTTTCGCTGCCAGCCGTACCCATCAAGATGTTGTCAGTGACGGTGACGGTGTTGTTTGGGATGCTGACCGCAAAGCCGGTGACTGCCGATTCGTTTGAGTTCTTTGACACCAGCACCTGATCGCCAACCACCTGCGTGGCGTAAAGGCCTGTGATGGGGTCTACAAATCTGTTTTCTAGTTCCAGCGCAGTGGTGCTTGTGAATCGTCGGACCCATGCAATACCTTTAAACACGTTGGCACTTGTGTAAAGCGCCACCATGCGCTGAGTTGCACCAAAGTCGCCCGACACAAATGTGGCCGCGCCAATGGTCACGCTTGTCGTGCCAGCGGCTGTGAGCGGTTGGATGGCGTATTTACCGCCAGTGATGGTGACTGTCATGCCTTAACCCTTGAAATAATGCGAGCGACCAAACAAGCGCACCGCCAAATACATGAGCACACGTGTGGCGCGGCTCACGCCAAGCACCTTCATGGCTTCCAAAAAAATACGGTCACACTCTTTGCGCGGCTTGCGGCCTTCGCCATAGAGGTAGTCGTGCACGATGGCCGCATAAGCCCATGGGCCATGAGGGGGGAACACACCCCACAACAGGCGTGGCACGCTGGCAAAGTCGGTCACAAAACCAACGGGCACCTCAATCACATCGGTGCTGGGTAGCTCGCCCACGTGATAGTCGAAGGGCGCAGCCAGCCGGAACTGGTAGTTGCCCAAGAAATCGAGTCGCGGTGGCTTGGTGAAGCTGCTCATAGACACCTCAGAAAGTTTTTGCAATGCGTAAGCCAATGGCGTTGCCTGCCTTGGCGGTGGCCACACCGGCGCGGGTGGTGGCGTTGTCGTTGCTGCGTGTGGCTTGCACAACGGTGTGCAGGCCATCGGACCAATCGGTGCGCCATGCCACGTTGGTGGTGGGCACTTCGACGCGCTGAAAATTTGGCGCCTTGGCGTAGGTAGTGACGTTGGTGTACTGGCTCAGGCCCAATGCAATGCTGTGGCTTTGCGCGGGTTTGTAGATGGCCTCAATGGTTTGGCTTTGACCGTCCCACGCGTAGGGCAACGCGGGGTTGGTTTGGTTACCCACATATGAAGCCACGGAGCCACGCAGGGTGAGGTTTTGCAGCGGGTTGCCCTCGATGGCGATGTATCGGGTGTCGTAGTCGAGGCGGCGCTCGTAGCTGCCGGTGTCGCTTTTTTGGTTTTGCAGGGTCTTGAGCAAAGCAACACGAAGCTGCACACCGGTGGGCAGGTGCATGGCGTTGATGCTTGCGCCAACCTTTTTATGCAAGGTGTTGGGGCCCACTTTGACGTAGGGGCCTAGCTTGTCGCTTTGGCCATCGACTTCGGGGCGGTAGATGCCCACCATGCTGTCCACCAGCCAGCCACCGGCAATGGCTGAATGAAAAGCCTGTGCGCCAAATGCGCCTTGGGCCAGCTCGTTTAACCCATGAAAGCGACAAAATGCGTCGGGCTCTGCCATCCACGGGCTGTTGGCATCGTACGTACGACACCAGCTCGTTTTGTAGGGCAACACGCCCACGCGCACGCCTGTGCTGTCGGTGATGCGCACGGATGCGTCTAAGCGGTCCACGCGGCTACCAATGAGTGTGTGGTGCTGGCCTTGGGCGGTGAAGGTGACGGGGCCGAAGTCTGTCTCGACTTCATGCTTGGCGGTTGCCTTGGCCCACTGGCTGAATGGGGCCCACTCTTTGCCATCGGGCAGGCTGTAGTTGGGCAAATAGCGCACAGAGGTGGTGGGCACGCTCCATGCGTCTAGGCCCACGGTGGCGGTGGCTGTGAAGGCTTGGGCGGGTTGGCTTGACATGACGCACCACATAGCAAGCAGCCACAGCGCAGTGCCTACCCAAAACTTGGAGATGCGAAATTTAGAAACACGGCGCAACATCGCGGCCCCCAATGAAGAATGATGTGTAGCCCACAGCGGGTGGGTTGGCGGCAACTTTGTCAATGAGCTGCGCTTGGGTTTGCACCACGCGGATGCCACGGTCAACAAGGCCCGTATCGCTGGCCATGCGCTCGGCGGCTTCGGGGCTCACGCCCAGCTCTGCAAATGCAGCGCGGGTGTCAGGGTGGTTGGCGGGCAACATGACGACCAGCAGCCATTGGCGACCAATGAGCACGGGCTGGCCACCGAAGGCTTGAATGAGGTCGAGCCGGTCGATGGTGTAGCTGCTTGGCTTTTTGCCAGGTGCGCGGGCCAGTGAAAAGTCTGCGCCCTGCTCTGCCTTGGCCACGGCCACGCGAATGCTGTGCGAGGTGCTGCAAATCCACTCAACGGCGTGCGCCTGCAAGCAAGCAAAGCCAAGGGCGATGATGGCAATGAGGTGCTTCATTGTTTAGCGGCTCGTGCGTATGGCTTGGCTGATGGACTGCACTTGCTGGCCAATGGTGGCCACCGATGCAGCGATGTTGTCGAGCTTTGCGGCTTGGTCTTTTTGGGCTTGCTTGACCGCTGTGACATCAATTTGCAGCACTTGCATGTCGCTGGTTTGTTTGGTTTGGTCAGCTTTGACTTGGTTGATAGACTGCACCGCCGTCTCGACAGTGGCCACGCGATTGACGAGCTTTTCTTGCTCACGCGCTTGGCCCATCAAGAACCAAACGAGGCCCACCACACCCACCAGCTGCGGCCAGTATTTGTTGATGCCACCGAAGGTGATAGCGCCTTGCGGCTGTGTGTTTGCATTCATTTTTTGGGCCTCCAAAAGCTGTTGCAGCAGCAGGTCTGTTTGGTTGGTTTTGCTTTTTGTCACGGTTGGCTCAGATGTAGGGGCGTGTGCCGGTTTTGTCGATGATGAGTTTTTGGCCACGTGGCTTGTCTTTAGCGCCGTTGGGCACGCTGATGTGCGTCCAGCCGCCGCCCAGCAGTGGGTCTGAAAACTCTCGGATGATTTGGTCAAACGGCACTTTGGCTTTGATGCAGGCTTGCACCACTTCGTTGGGCGTCATGCCCGGCACTTTGAAGTCAGCGGCGCAGCCGATGCGGTGCTGGCTGGTGTCTTTGCTGCCCACGCTGTCGTTGACGGCCTTGCTGCGGTAGCCGCTGCTGACCATCACATCTTTACCACCGACCGCCACTTTGACCAACTCCAACAGGTAGGCCAAGCGCAACAGGTTGGCCAGCTCGTTTTGGTTGGGGGTGTTGTCAAGGCCAAGGCGTGCAGCGTTGTCGCTGTGCGTGAGTTCGGCCAAGGTGAAGTGGTCGGTGAGCTGGGTCATTTGGCCGCCAGTGCGCCGTGTAGCGCGTCTGTTTTTTCTTTGCTGCCCGAGCTGCTGCCGTAGTGGTAGGCCAGCACCATGGTGGCGATGGCGTCGAGCAAGCCCAAGATGCGGCCAGCCACAATTTCGGGCACGGCGGATGGGTAGCCATTGAACAGCACCCACAGCTCTGCACCCAAGGTGACGACCAGCAGCAAGCACGACATGACAAACACTTTGCCCGATGTGCCACCAGCCACGGCTGCGTCACGCGCACCTTGGCGGTCAGCCACTGCCAGCTTGGCAAAGTCGAGGCCAAGCTGATCGGCTTGCTGTTGTAACTCTGCCTCGGCTTGCTTGAAAGCGGCCATTTGTTCGGCGCTGAGTGTGTTGCCTGCGATGGCTTGCTTGACATCGGTGGCGCTCATGCCAGTGGCTTTGCACAGGCTGTCGATGGCCATGCCAGCCAATGGTCCACCAAGCGCGGTGGCGATGGTGGGGGCAAGTTGTTTGAGCCAGTCCATGTTTATGCGCTCCGGTCTTCGGTGGTGTATTCGGTGACGGTGGCTTTGATCTCACCGTCTTTGTCGCGCTCCACGGTTTGGCGGGCTTTGACGGGGTGTTGCACCACGACTTGCGCGGCGGGCACTTCGTTGGTGACGTTCACCACAGGGGCTGCGTTGGTCATGCGCACAATGGGCGCGGCCACGTTGACGATGGGCGCGGGTTGGTCTGGCACGATGATTTGGATGGGCATTTCTTCCACCTGTTTGACCCACGCATCGCGCAAGTCGTTGAGCATTCGCTCGGCGCTTTCTTCGATGCTCTTGGTGTTGAAGTTGACCTGTGTGGCAGGCTGCTGGATGGTGATAGGGGCTTGGCCGCGCTCAGCCATGGCACGCACCATGTCGATGAGGGCTTTTTGTGTGGTGTCAGCGGGTGCGGGTGTGGTTCCGGTTGCCGCACCGTTGCCATTGGACGGGGCTGCGCCAGGTGTGCCGTCATACGCATTGAGGTTGACGTTGTATTCCTTGGCCAGTGCTTGCGCGGCGGCGATGGCTTTGAGCGTGTCTTCAAAGTCGTATCCCATGCTGCTGCACAGGTCTTGCGGGCTGATAAGGCCAGCTTTGACGCTCAGAATTTTGGCTTCCATGTCGCCTTTGGGGTCTACCCAATCCCAGCGGCGGGCTTGCCATTCGTGCTTTTTGAATTTGGCGATCTTGCTGGCTGGCAGGGCTGAGCCGTTGTTGAGGGTGATGGCCCCCGACAGCAGCGAGGTTTGCAGCCATGCTTGGAACACGGGCTCCATGAATACGGCGATAAACCATTCTTGGTCTGCGGCCCAGCGGTCGCGCTCTTCCAGCGTGCCGCTGCGAATGCTGCTAAAGCTCACACCCTCAAGGTCGTTGGCCAGTGAGTGGTAGGCCACGCGCCAACCTGTGGCGATGCGCTGCAAGGTGGTTTTGACGAAGGGGCCAAATGTTTCGTTGGGGTAGCGGCTTTCGTGTGGCTGGAACGTCACGCCTGTGGGCAATGTGTCGTATGTGCCCGGCTGCGAGGTGGTGATTTGTTGGCCGTGTTCAGTCTGTCCCAACATGGGCGCAGCGCCATCGGGCGTGGTGAAAAAGCCGTAATGGTTTGCGCCATGCTCTGCGGCCAGCAAGGCAGACAGTTTGAACGCGCCTAAGTGGTGCAGGCTGAGCATGGATGGGGCCATCCACGGGATGCCGCGCACTTGCTCTGCACGCTCTAGCTTGAAACGGTGAATGGTGTCTTCGGTGCTCACGCGCACGCGGCGGCGACTGCTGCGCGTGCCATCGTTCGGGTGGGCTTCAAACAGGTGCAAGGCCACGGGCTTGCGGTAGGCGTTGACCTCCACGCCCATGATGACGGTGTTGCCTTCGTATGAGCCGTTGAATGTGGTGTCAATTCGGTCAACGTCGATGACTTGCAGGGCAAAGTTAAAGCGGTTGCCAGCGTCAGCGCCGCGCACCATCTTCACCAAAAACTCGCCATCGCTGGGCAGGCTGCCAACGATGTTTTCGCACAGGTCGCGCAGGGTGAGTTGGCCGGTCACATCGCACGCTTGCGACCATTCGGCCCATGCTTTTTCGATGGCATCGCCAGCGCCCTTGTCTGGCTTGCCGGGGCCGTCTTCGGGGCGGCTTTGCAGGCGAATGCCGCTCGGGCCTACGATGTTGTTTTGCACCATGCCCACAAACTTGCGGGCGTAGTCGTTGTTGTTGACCAGCTGTCGGCCACGTTGGCGCAGGCGGTCAAGGTCGCCCATCAGCTCTTGGTTGATCGAGCTGGCTGTGGCAAACCAATCGCCACTCAGGCGGTCAAGGCGGGCGGCGGCAAATTGGCGCACCAAGCCTTGGGTGGGCTTGGCAAAGATTTGTTTGGCGCGTTGCCACATGGATGGTTTTTGTGTCATGCGAAAAGCGCCTCTTGGTTTTCTGGTGTTGGCTTTTCGGGCGCAAAAAGCTGGCCTTGCGCAACGGCTTGCTCAATGCGCTTGCAGGCGATGTCAAAGTATTTGGGTTCACGCTCAATGCCGATGAACTTGCGGCCAAGCTGGATGGCTGCCACGCCTGTTGTGCCAGAGCCCATGAATGGGTCTAGGATGGTTTGTGGACTTCCAACCTGCTCAATGCACCAGCGCATTACGGCAAGTGGTTTTTGGGTTGGATGCTGCTTGCCATCCTTTAAAGCCAAGGCACGCGGAAAATTTATTCGGCGGCACGCTTTGTTTTGACTAGACCATGCAAGCTCAAAATCAGCCAGAGAGAATTCGCTCTGGCACT